ACTTACTTTTAAGTTTTGGTATTTGTGTTTCTACAAACACAGAAAAATTATTTGTATTAGAAATATTACTAATATATTCTTTAAGAACATGTTTTTGTTCATCAGAAAGATTAGTATATTTCTTATTAAACTTTTCTAAAAGTGTTTTATAAGAAAGTATTCTTAAATCTTTATCCTTAAACTCTTCAGGTATATAAGATTTGTTCTTGGTATGTTCCATGGTTGTGACATTTTCAATTATTATAAAATAACTTTCTGTTTTTTCGTCAGCACCCATTTCATTTATACCTTCAAATAATTTATATACTGAAGCAAAGGTTTTATAATTTGGAACTTTGGAACTAAATAACTGATCCACATCATATGATTCTTTTATAGTAGCAATAACATTATACTTCTCTCTACGAAGATTCATGTTATTTAATTTACCCCTCTGTCTAATGACTTCTGATAAAAAGAAATCAGCTTTCTTATCTGACTTAAATTTCTTTGTCATGATAAGATTGTATAAGGTCAGCTCCTTTCCCAACTCTGTATGTTCATTAAATTTAGTTTTAATGATTTTAAGTGCTGGTGACTCCTTTTTCTTGTTCAAAACATCTACGGTGACTTGTCTCAAAAGGAACTCAAAGAGTAATCCCGTATTTCTAAGTTTACTGTGCTTAAATTTGCTCATATGTTATTCCAAAGTATTTTGATACAATTATTCATATATAAATATAACAGAATTTAGATAAAGTAGGTAATTACTCTTTTATTATGTTATCTTCACTCAACATTGATGATTTCTTTTTAGGAAATTTTTCTTTGAGTTGGTCTAACATACCTTCACGAGCAATAACCGTACTAGCTTTCGATGTGGCAAGAGGTGATTTACCTTTAAAATCTCTCTTTCCATATGACCTATCGACATCTTTCAAACTTTCATGTCCATACTTATCTTCCATATCCTCTCTATCTTTAAACGGGTCTTTTTTACTTCCACCCCATTTACCTTTCGGTCTATTTACTGAAAAATCGTCTTCACCCTCACCTTCTTCTGGTGGTGGTTCTTTAGCAGGATCTTTACCTTCTGCCTCTATTTGTTCTAATCTGAACTTTTGTTTCGTGTCTTCTACGATTCCATCGTAAATAGTTATTTTTTGTTCATCACTTAAATCAAATATATTATCATATATCCATTTACGACTAAACAATTTACTATCAATTGCCTTTTCAGCAATATCAAGTTGTTGACTCATCAACTCAATTTTTTCTTGTTCGTGAATCATAGATGGATTCTGTAACTCTAATGAGAAATCAATCAAATCAGAATCATCGAATCCTTGTGAGTAAAGATGGACAATACCAATCTTAGTCAATTCACTAACAATAATCTTTTGTAGTCTTTCTATCGTTCTAGCAAAACGAACATCTTCAGCAGCAAGTGTAGCTTTACCACCACTTAAACCTTCCTCATATCCTAAGAAAGCTTTTGGTATTCTTAAACTAGCCATCAACTTGTTTTTTAAATATTCAATATCATCTATTGCATCGTTATTAGACAGACCAGGTAAAGTATCAATTTCAGTTCCACTATCTCCACCACGAACAGGTAGAAAGTAATCTTCTGTAACTGACTCTACATTATATTTTAAATTATAATCACCTGTGTTTTGGTCAATAACAGGTGTCTTCTTCATCTTGTTGATGATTCTTTGCATAAATTGTTCGACTTCTCTTGGTGGTATGTTTCCAACATCAACCTTAAAAACTCGTTTTTCGGGCGCCCTCATAATTCTGTGAATCAACATAGCGTCTTCCATCAAAGTCAATTGTTTGTATATCTTCCTTCCATTTTCTAACATTGAGCGCCCGTATGGTAAAAAGTTTGTATCGGATAAAACACGAAAATGAGCCATCTCATAATTTTCTTTTATCTCTTTTTTCTCCATGTTTATTTCAAACTGAATTAATTGAGGATTAACAGGATCGTGGTCTTCCAACCTTGTAATATCGTAAGCACTAATTGGTTTAACATTTACAACACCAAACTTATCTACAATATCCAACTGAAGATAAAAGTCACCATACTTGGTCATGTTACGAATCCAACTCCACAAATTATATTCAATATTCATTACATCATAATATAAGTTGTGTAAAATCTTTTGAACTTTTACATTTTCACTTTTTACTTTTAAAATTTCTCCCTCAATATTTGTAACCGTACTTTCGTCTGAATATATGTCAAGAGCAGAAGCAATAATCGGGTCTTGATCCATCAACTCATAATCTTTGAATAAGTCGTGTTTTCTAACCTCATATGCAGCTCGTCTATTTTGAGCAACCGAATATGGATTCGAATATGTATTTTGTATCAACCTCTGATATCGGTCAATAAAATTTGATGTAAGACTTGTTTGTGTAAAATCTAAATCTTTTACCACCAAACGGTCATCATCAGTTTTTCTGATAATTACGTTAGATTGAAATAATCTACCAAGTCTTGTAAATAAATTGTCTGCCATGTTTTACCCCAATAGCCAAGTTAAATCTTCTTCTTCTCCGTTTTTAAGTTTTACCTTATACGGATTATTTTTTGGAGCAGATGGTGTCATTACAGTTGTATTACCATTTAGGTTTCCAATTGCACCAACCAAACTACTCTGAAACTCGTTTCTCTCTGATTGAATACGGATAGCCGTATCCCTTATCCACAGAAGAATAGAATACGACATAACAAGGTCATCGTTATATCCTTCAAGGGCTTCAGTTTTACTATTCTTATATATAAATACAAAAAGTTCATCAATTAATCGTGTAGATTTTATTTTTACCATCTTTTCACGAGTGTATTCTTCCATTTTTGCAACAATGAGTGGTTTAGACTTCATTGATGTAGTAAAACCAGGTATCTTGTTCCTATCTATACTTCTATATTTGTTTGTATGTTGAATGTCCTCATCCACAATGAGATGATTTTTTTCTTGATAAAAGAGATTTTCATACCCTCTATCAATAATTGTTTGTAGTGTAGCCCAACCTATGTTGTTATTTTCCACAACAAGTAGAGCATCATTATATTTAGTCCCTAACTCTATAAGAAAGTTACCAAATTCTGTTGTACCTAGTTGTCCTTTATATTCAGCAACTTGTTCCATATCTTCTATATCAAAAACTTGAGCAGTTGAATAATCTGTTCCATCTCCACGAGCTACATCAGCACTTATTAAATAATTCTTATCATAATTTGGATAATCCCATATCCATAAATTTCTATCAAACCCACTTTTTTCATTTGGTTCACAACACATTTTTTCTTTATACCATTCTAATATAGCAGGATCTACAACTGAACGACCAGAACTTAGGAAGTCAGCATCACATTCTTGAGCTGCCTTACTTGGTCCTAATATTTTATTTTGTTCATCTCTCCAAGTCTGGTCTCTTTCAGGATGTTGTGACCAATGAAGTTTAATAGTGTTAAATTTATTTGATCCCTCTTTAGCATCCATCCAAGTTTTATGAAACCAATTACCCACACCATTAGGTGTTGATATTCCAATACATTGACCACCAGTAGCAAGTGTCTGTTGAGCAGCAGTCCATATTGTATCAATCTTATCAATGAAAGCAGCCTCATCTAATATTAGTAGAGATAGAGCTTCTGAACGACCAGCAGATTCATTAGAAGCAATAGCTTTTATCTGACTACCATTCTTAAAAATAAGTGAAAGTTTGTTGTTTTCAACAATAGCAGTTTTCAACCAATTGGGTAAACCCTCGTACATAATACGAACTTTTGTTACCAAGTTCTTTGCTGTATCTTTTGCAGTAGCAATACATAATATATTTTTATCAGCATGAAACAACATCATCCATAATGAATAAGCAGCTGTTAGGGTAGATATACCTAACTGACGAGATTTTAGTACGACATTATAATCGTGTTTCTCGTACTCTTCCAACACATCATACTGATAAGGATAAAGTCTAAATTTTATCTTGCCTCTCTGAGGATGTTGTATTACACAAAACTCATTAATAAAGTATGAAGGATCTTTAGCACACTTTAAATAATTTTGTTTTATTGCTTGTTTTAAATTACTCATATTTTATTTAAACCTTGTTCGTGATTTGCAATAGCGTTTGCTACAGTAGTATCAAAAGAACTTTTAGCTCCTTTTATTTCACCCATTTCTGATTCGTATTCGGCAAGAACAGCTTCCCATCTTTTTTCTTCTTGGTCTTTTACCCAATCTTCCCATTTACCTTCAGCTTTTAAATCTACTTCAAAATCTAACTGACAATGAAAACATTTTTGCATCCTATTGTAAGTGTCTTGGTCTATTCTTTTAAGAATTAGTTTTTCACAATTTTTACATTTATCAAATCCTCTTGGTGGCACTTTAGTAATTTGTTTTCTTTTACCTTCTTCTATCTTCCAACTACGACCACGAGAATCTGTCCACTCTTCGCCTTCTTTTCTCATGTCAATACTTTTTGGTGTATAACCAACACCAGGAGTTCGTTTACCACCAACTCCAGCTATTAACTTTTTTACTTTTTCTATATTTTTTCCCATATTATAACCCTATACTTGATCTATTATTCCTTCTCGTTTCTTATACCACTTTCTAAATTTTGCTGGTGTTCCGATAGTTATTTTATTTTTAGGAACATACTTTAACATATCTATTTGCCAACTGCCAGGTTTACCATCTGGATGTTCCCAATAAGGTTCTTTAGTTACTCTTGACATTACGAAAG